TTACAACAATGGTACGAATCTCAATTATACTTCTTAATAAGAAACGAATGTAAGGGTACTGACAAACGAAATTTAGTGTTGGGTGGTGGTTGTGCATATAATGGAACTGCTAACGGCAAAATCAAAGCAAACACCGAAATACAGAACGTATGGATTCCATATGCACCATCAGATGCAGGTTCTGCTATTGGAGCCTGTTTATACTATTGGCATGATATACTTGCTCACCAAAAAGTAGAAGGTGGTAATAATATATCTCCATATTTAGGTCCATCTTATACCGATTACGATATACAACTCGCAATTAGAGAAAATTTAGATGATATTGTTGTTCGTAAGTTATCTGATTCGGAAATATTAAGAGAAACTGCACAAATGATTAACAATGGTTCAATTGTTGGTTGGTTTCAAGGTAGAACTGAATTTGGTGCAAGAGCATTAGGTAATCGTTCTATATTAGCTAATCCACATATATCAGATATTAGAGATAAGATAAATAAAGTTGTAAAGAAAAGAGAAATGTTTAGACCATTTGCTCCATCTGTTACGGTTGAAGATTATCAAACATATTTTATTTCAGAAAGTGAAGTTCCTTATATGAATCAAGTAGTTAAGGTTAGTGATTTTAAAAAAATACCATCTGTAACCCATGTAGATAAATCAGCAAGGATACATACAGTTAGAAGAGAACAAAACGAAAAATACTACGATTTATTAAAAGAATTCGAAAAAGTAAGTGGTACTCCCATTTTGTTAAACACATCATTCAATTTAAGAGGGCACACAGTAACAAATGACCCAAAGAAAGCAATCTGGACTTTCTTAAATTCAGAAATGGATTATCTTATAATAGAGAATTATTTGATTAGTAAATAATTATTAGTAAAAGAATATAATATGGCATCTGAATTTCAGTTATTTGATGGTAAAAATTTATCATCACTATTTAAAGATATTTACGAAAATCAACAAGTAAAAAAGAAGAATATATCGGATATGATTGAATCTCTTCGTAAGTTGATTCGTAATGTAGGTGAAGCAACGGTACTTGCACCTATTATTAGAGATTTAATTGATTCATCTATTAAAAATGATGACCATTTAATTAAATTGGCAACCATTGCACAAAGATTAGCAGCAGCCGAAGCAAAGGGTATCGGTGAAGATGGGTGGTTGAGTGAACATGAAAAGGCACAATTATTAACGGAATTAGAAGATACTGTTAATGAGATTGATAAAAAGAATGATGAAAAGTTATTAGATATTCAAGTCGAAATAGAAGATATAAAAACTAAATTATAATGGAAACTTTTTTAGCAACAGTTGAGAACGTATATCCAACGAATACAGATTTTTTAAAAAAAGAAGTTGATAACATTTCTATATATAATTCACAACCAAAGTTTTCCGATAAGGATGCTAGAATGTATGGTGCTATAACATATTTAGCAGAAACTAGTGTTGAAACTGATTATGCATTTCCATTTGATAAAAATAATTTTACATTTCCAATTAAAGGTGAAACGGTTGTAGTATTCAAAATTGCAAATCAAACATTTTGGATGCCATACACTAATACCCCATATTCAAATTATAGAAGAGATTACCTTACATATATAGCTACTATACCAGAAGATGTAACCGTAGTTGGTTCTAATACAAGTGGAAAAGAATACACACAAACAGCAAATGCGGGAGGTCAAACGAAGCCAAATCCAAAACCAAATAGTGATAATAACGCATACAAAAAAAATGAAAAGATTAAATTTTTAAAACCAAAAGATGGTGATACTATTTTAAGTGGTAGAGTTGGTAATACAATACGTTTATCAGAATTTTTTCTATCTTCGGATGGTAAATCTTATCCGGGTATATTCATTCGTAATAAACAAAACCCAGAGCACGATAATAAAAAAATTGGTGAAATGGTTGATGAAGACATTAATAAAGATGGAACATCTGTTTATATTGTATCCGGTAAAACAAAAGTTCCATTTAAAGAAACTATTAAACAAGGAAAAACCGCATTTGGTGGATACCCATCCGATTTTAGTGGAGACCAATTATTTATAAATTCGGATAGAATTGTATTATCTGCTAAAGCAAAAGAATTTATTATATTCGGTAAAGGTAGTACTGGTATCATAACAGATGGTACATTTACTGTTGATGCTGCAAAACCAATTCATTTACATTCATCTGGCAATGTAACTATCGAATCCGCTGGTGGTAATCAAATATTTTTAAATTCAAATAGTGGTAAAGTATTTTTAGGTAAAAATAGTGGAGCAGGTGCAGCGGGTGCTTCCGTACAAAATATGGTATTAGGGGGAGAGTTAATTGAAATATTAACTGAATTAATATCTGCAATTTTAAATCAAACATATTGGACACCATCTGGACCAACCGATTATGGAATGCCACCAGGCCCTATCAACAATTCCGAATTCACTACGGTACAATCTAAGTTAAACAAACTATTATCTTCCACCAATTTTTTAAGTAAATAAAATGGGTATTGCATCAGCCATTGGCAGTTTTGCAGCCAATCAAGTAGGAGATACTATAAAGGAAAGAATATTCGGAGGAACTCCTCATGATTCTTGGACGGATTTTTATATAGCTATGGCTCTTGATATGGAAAGAGTAGTTGTTCGTAAAAAGGTCAGTAAAATTGCTAGAAAAGTTATTGTTGCATCAGACCCAGATGCAGATGAAGCGGAAACTTTAACTAATATATTTGATAATTATTCATTTGCAAAAAGTTTAACAGATGAGTATGATAAGGCAGTACGTGGAGGAAAAACTATAATAGGAGGGATGCCTATTATGTGGGGAAATAAACCATTGATGTTGGCTACACTATTAGGTATAATGCAAGCACAATCTGTAAGTAAAAATGGTGATTTATTGAGAGATATTGGTCCTGCGATTCAAGCATATTGGACACCTGCTTTTACTACAATATATGAAACACCATCTATACCTTGTATTGGAACTATAAAAAATATACAAACTATAGTTGGATTGAATGTTACACCTGGAATATGGACTCCAATTCAAATACCTGCAATGGGAAACGTTCAACCATTTTTATTAAATTTTATTGCAAGTGCTGCATTACATTTATTAACATTAACAGGAATAATAACGTGTCTTGCACAATACCCCCCACCCGCTCCACCTGCGCCTGGAGTATTACCATGGATTGGTTACTTTGTAAATCCTGTTGCAATTGGTTCTGGTTCAAGTTTAACTCAAAAATTAAAAAATACTTTAAAAAAGAATATAAAAAGCATTGTAGATGAAATTGCTACAAAAGATAATTTAATAGCTTTGGGGGAAATAGCTGTTTCTAAGGCTATAGAAGATGTAATTCTTGGAAAAGAAATTGGTGTTAATGAAGTAGTAGCACAAGTAATAACAGATGTCGCAGGTGGATTGGTAGAAGGTGGTAAATTACAAACATCTGATATTGAAAAAAATGTAAAAGACTCTTTAATAGCCACAGAAGATGAAACGGCTAACCTAATAGGCTCAAAACCCGCACCACCTAATGAATCGTATATTAATGCAGGTGGATAAATTTAAACTTATTATATTTATTAACATAACGAATACATTTTTATTATGAAATCAGACATTTTATTATCACTTATTAAAGAAGTGGTTAAGAATGAAGTTAAAACACAGGTTAGACAACAAGTTATTTCTGAAATAACTAAGTTGGTTAAATCCGGTGCAGTTACATTAAATTCTAACAGAAAACCACAAACTCCTACATTAAAGGAGGCAATTACAACTACAGACCCATTTGCTGCGGCAAGTGCTGCTTTACAAAAAAGCAGAGTATCTGTACCACAACAACACAGAGTACAACCAACTCAAAAAGAATACACAAAGAATTCCGCATTAAACGAAATTCTTAATATGACTCAACCGTTTACTGCTGCACAAAGAGCAGAAGGTGGTGGAAGTGGTGGAAGTGTATTAGATATGTTACAACCACAAATGAGTGTGGATGAAGAAGGTTGGGAAACTATGGATTATAGAGGAATTGAATCTCCTCAAAATATCCCACAACAAATGGAATCAACTGGCGATGGGTTGCAAGATGCAACAATAAAAGCATTGACAAGAGATTATTCAGAATTAGTAAAAAGATTTAAATAATGGCAATAGAGCTTGGTAAGGTTAATGTAGTAGATTTAGCAGAAAACGATTACAAAGTACTTGGAATTGGAATTAATAGAAGCTCCGATTCCAATGGTATATTTGCAACCAATTTTACTACATTAACTCAAGCTAAAGATAATTTAAAAAATCTTATTTTAACTAGAAAAGGAGAAAGGTTAATGCAACCTGAATTTGGTTGTGATGTTTGGAGAGTATTATTTGAACCATCGGATGGGGTATTAATAGAAACAAGTATAGAAAATTCAATTGTAGATGCAGTTTCAATTTGGTTGCCATATTTGAATATAGATACTATTATATTTGATTATGATGAAAATGATATAGATAATCATAAAATAGCTTTGGACATTAAATTTTCATTAAAATCAAACCCAAATCTTTCGGAATCAGTACAAATAAATGTAAATAATTAATAATGGCAATTAAACCTTTAGATAAGAATTGGGGAAATGATAATAAAAAGATAAATTATCTTGGTAAAGATTTTGCAACCTTAAAGCAAAACTTAATAGATTATACCAAAACGTATTTTCCAAATACCTATTCCGACTTTAACGAAGCATCGCCTGGTATGGTGTTTGTTGAACACGCGGCTGCTATTGGTGATATTTTATCTTTTTATCAAGATGTTCAATTAAAAGAATCAATGTTGGCGTATGCTACTGAACGTAAAAACGTTATATCATTAGCACAATCAATAGGGTATAAACCAAAAGTAACAACACCTGCGGTAACTACAATGACAGTTTACCAATTAGTTCCATCTGTTTTTGAAACGGATGGAGGTGGTTCTAATTATTTACCAGATAGTAGATTTTATTTAACAATAAAAGAAGGAATGGAGATTTCTTCAACAACAAATGGAAATGTAACATTTAGAACTACGGATGTAGTTAATTTTTCACAAACCGGAAGTAATTCGGTTAGTGTATTTGAAAGAGATGAATTTGGTAATCCTACTAGATATTTAATTAGCAAAACAGTTAAAGCAATATCCGCAAGAGAATCTACTACATCAGTTTCGTTTGACCAATCGGATGTGGATTACCCATCTAAAACATTATCCGATTTAAATATTATAGGTATAACATCTGTCATTGAATCTAATACAAACGAAATATGGTATGAAGTTCCATATTTGGCACAGGAAAGTGTTTTTGTTGAAAAACCAAACATATCATATAATTCCGATTTAAGTGAATTTTCTGGTTCAGTTCCTTATATATTGGAAGTACAAAAAGTACCTCGTAGATTTTCAGTAAAAGTAAATTCGGATAATACTATGGATTTACAATTTGGAAATGGTGGAGGTAGTGGTTTAACGGATGAACAAATATTACCAAATACAAAAAATATAGGATTAGGATTGGCAAATACTATTCAAAGATTAAATCAAGGAATAGACCCATCTAATTTTTTAAAAACAAATACATTTGGAATATCACCAGCAGGTAAAACCCTTTTAGTTAAATACTTAACGGGTGGTGGAATTCAATCAAATGTAAATACTGGTGATTTAACTACAATTACTAACATACAATTTGAAGAAGACTTATTATCAATTCCAACTAATTTAATAAATTCTTATAATGATACAAAAAATACAATAGCAGTTGAGAACTTAGAACCTGCGGTTGGTGGTAGAGGTAGTGAATCAATTGAAGAAATAAGACAAAACGCGTTAGGAACATTTGGTTCTCAAAATAGAGCAGTAACAAGACAAGATTATATTGTTAGAGCATTATCTATGCCAGAAAAATATGGTAGTATTGCAAAAGTATATGTATCACCCGATGGTGAAGTTGATAATAATTCGCCATCATCAATTTTGGCAAATCCAAAATATATTTCGGAATTCGTTGGATTAGTTGACGGTTTAAAAGATAAACCACAATCGGAAGTTCAAAAAGAATTAGTCAAATATCTTTCACAAAAACGTTCTGCAATATCGGAAGTAAATAATCCATTTGCAATAAATATGTATATATTAGGATACGATGAAAATAAAAAACTTACAAATTTAAATAATGCAGTTAAACAAAATCTTAAAACTTATTTAGGTGAGTATCGTTTAATGACCGATTCTGTAAATTTATTAAATGGATTTATTGTAAATATTGGATGTGATTTTGAAGTAATATGTTATTCTAACTATAACAAAAATGAAGTAGTAGCAAATTGTTTATTAGCATTGCAAGATTATTTTAATATAGATAATTGGACATTTAATAAACCAATAAATTTATCAGAAATAGAATTAATTCTTGCAAATGTAGAAGGTGTTATGAGTGTTCCATCGGTTAAGATATATAATCTATGTGGTGGAGATGGAAATTATTCTACAAACAAATATAATATAGACCAAGCAACTAAAGATAAGATGATTTATCCATCATTAGACCCTTGTGTTTTTGAAGTTAAGTACCCAAATAAAGATATTAAAGGAAGAGCACTATAATGCATAAATTTTTCACATCATCATTTGACGCAAGTATATACTTACAACAACCAGACCAAAACGCAGGTAGGGATGAAATGTTGGAAGTTGGTAAATTATATTATGGCTCTATAAAAGATATTGCTAGAACTTTAATTAAATTTAATTCAACTCAAATATCACAATCCGTTGCTGAAAATATTGGTACTGGTAGTTATTCTGCATTTTTAAATTTAAAAGCATCCAAATCCGAAGAAATACCATTACAATACACATTATACGCTAATGCAATTTCACAAAGTTGGATAATGGGAACTGGTACTAAATTTGATAATATAACTTCAGATGGTGTTAGTTGGAAATATAGAAACGGAATTGATACTTGGCAAGATAATGTAACTGCTGGGACTGCTATATTTGCAGCAGGAACAACTGGTTCGGCAAACGCCGAGGGTGGTACGTGGTATTTAAGTGGTTCTGCATCTCAATCATTTGATTATGAGACGGATGATGTTAGAATGGATGTAACAAATATAATTAAATTATGGGTTAGTGGTTCTATACCAAATAACGGTATTATAGTACACCATGGTTTAAATGAAGAAAACGACCTATTAGATTATGGTGTTATTAAATTCTTTTCAAAAGAAACTAATACTATTTATGAACCAAAATTAGAATTGGTTTGGGATGATAGTAGATTTTTAACAGGAAGTTTATCACCTGTAACTGGTTCAGCACAAGATGAGTATAAAGTTGTTATTACTAATTTAAAAAATGAATATGTTGCTAATACAAAAGTAAAAATCAGATTAAAGGGTAGAGATATATATCCTTCAAAAACATTTGATAGAACATTTTCATATGACCAAGTCAAATATTTACCATCCGGTTCAACTCAATATCAAGTAGAAGATTATGTAACAGGAGAAACAATATTTCCATTTGGTGATTATACAAAAGTAAGTTGTGATGCTATATCCAATTATTTTATAATGGATTTATCAACACTTCCAATTAATAGAACATATCGATTAAAAATAAAAATAATTGAAAGTGGAATAGCTACAATTGTAGATGATAAATATATATTTGAAATAGTATCCTAATGAACACATCTACAGAAACAATTTCTGAAAAAATAGAAAATATAAAAAAGACACAATTAGAAGAAATTTTAAAAGTGTCTGGGTCTGCTTCAATTACTAAAAATGAGTATGGAGTAACAATTATAAATGATAATGATTCAGCATCTTCTTTAATTTTTAAATCTTTAAATAAAGATAAATACGATAATGTTGAATTACAAAAAGCAGTTAATACAACAGTTACGGAATTAAGACCTGATATTCCGGTACCAAATTTAAATTTAGTTCCCAAACCTCTATATGATGATGAAGTTGCAATTAATGAAGATTTAAGAAAAAAAGTAGCAGATTTAACGGTAGAAAATGAAGATTTAAAGCAACAAATTGCAGTATTAAAAGCATTGGTAGAAATAGAGATAAACAAAAGATTAGTAACAGAACAAACTAATGATGCATTATCTAATCAATTGGCTATTTTATCTAAAACTATAGGGGAATTTGCATTGCAAATATCAACCGCAGTTCAAAAATCAATTGATGAATCTATTTTAAGAGCATCTTTGCAAGCACAAAATAAAGGTTTCTTCGCACAGATTACTGCATTAATTAAACAAATTGATTCATTAAACTCAATTATTGAAGGTTTACAGGCACAATTGGGTGCATCTCAACAACAACAAGCAATTGTACAAGGAACAAGAGCAACGGCATTGGCAAGTGGGGCAGATATGGTATTAGATGTAGCATTAATTAAGTTAGAACCAAAAACAGCACCATCAGAACCACCAATTAAAGCAAATATAAGTTCGGGATTAGATTCTAAATGGATTAATGGTGAAACTATTAAATTTACAAATAACGATAAACAACCTATTAAAGTTGAAATATCAGTTGCTTATCCACAAAATGTTAGATTTTTTAACGTACCGGAAACATCATTTGAAGTTCCTGCAGGTGGAACAAAAGATATAACTTTAACTGTTAATAGAGAAGAATCGGCAAAAGTTGGTTCAAATTGGGTTGGTACGTTTTGGGGATTAAAAGAATCGGGTTCAAAAGATTATACAGGTGGTTCAATGAAGATAACTGTAACTAATTCACAAGGAAAAAGTGAAATGAAAACTTACGGAATTAAATTATCCAAAAAGGATTTACAAGATTATAAAAATCATCAAACATAATAATTTATGAGTATTACAAAATATACAAACTTTGAGCAAATTGATTCTAGAAAAGAAAATAAAGGTAATTTTCTTTTAAAGGATGATTTACTTATTGTGTCCAAAACCGAAATAGAAGAAGCGGATTTTGGTGATTGTAAGCACGATGTTATGGAGGTTTCTATATATGATGTTAATAATGTTTTATTACCAAATAAAGCAGGAAACAATGTTGCATATTTAAAACCAAATGATATAAAAAACTATATGTACGATATAGTTAATGCAGGTGGTCAAAAAGAACTTGCTATAAATGTTGAAAAATTATTAAATGATTTAGGATATACAAATGGTATTCTTAAAGTTAATATAAATTTTGTTAGAAACAAAATAGGAACTGATAATAATTTAACAAGAGTTTGGGTTCAAGAAATATCACCATCGAGAGAGGAAGTTCGTATATTACCATTAAAAACTAATAATAATAATATAAATCATATTACAAACGCAGAATTTAAAAATATTCATAATTTAAGTAAAGATTTTAAATATTATAAAAAAAACATATTAGATGCTTTAGATAAATTTGAAGCAGGTTCGTTATCTGTAATAGATGATGCGTTGGTTGCTAAATTCGGAAATGATTTTAGAAGTGTATTGAGAAAAGATTTTGGATTAAGAGATTTGGATACTTTTCATAAAAGAATATTTGAAAATTTTAGAGATAGTATAAAAAATTGGGTAAATAATAGATACTACGATGTATCACAATCTACATTTGGTAAACCATCTGAAATACGATTTGAAAGTTGTGGACAATATGATTTTAATATGTTGTTGGGTGAAATTCAAAGTATATTAAATAATTGCATTACTTTTAATACAAAAGCATTACAAAGAAGACAGGTTGATATTAAACAACTACCAATGGAATTTGGAATAGTTGAGTTAAGAAAACAAATACAGAATAATTTAGATTCATTTGGTACTAAAATTGATATTAAACGAAATATCTATACACCTGATAGAGTCGATGTAACTGTTACTGGTACAACCGAACTGCCTCCAATTAAAACTGTAAAGCAAGTTGAAATTGTAGAAAAAGTAGCAGAACCAGTTGCACCACCAAAACCAAAACCTAAACCAGAACCAGTTAAACAAATAACACCCACTACTCCATCTAAGCCAACCGTAGAGCAACCAATTATAGCTGGAGGTGGAACTGGTACTAAATACATACCTGTTGGATTAGATGGTACGACTAACAATTACAATGGATTTGATAATCGTGGTTTATATAATGTAGAAAACGACCCAACTGGTAGAGATTATTAATAATACGATATTTATAATAAAATATTAAATGGCATTAACGGAAGAACAAAAAAAAGAAGCGGACAAGCTCGGTCTTACATACGAATTGTATGAGAAGTTAAGCAATATAACAATTGACCCAAATGCTCTTTCTGGTTTAAATGAAACTCTTGCCCAAATTAATTCTCCTGCTGGTCAAGCCGAATTACGAACTGCTATTGCTGCAAATATTGGAAATATAAATCCACTTACAATGTTGGGTTCTGATACAATTGGACCAATTTACAAACCATTAACATTTAAAGATTCTAATGGTGACCCAATTATTATTAATGAAAGAAACCCTACAAATGTAGAACAAACATTAAAAGCATTACAAGATTTAGAAGTACCTAAAGTTGCAGATGTTCTTGTACCACAACCACCCGCTGCTAAAAAAAGAGTAGACAATCGAGAAATTTTAGTACCAAATCCAAATAGTCAATATGAAATTTCATTTGGTAGTAATTTTAGAAATGAATTGGGTAGTAATGTATCTCTATCATATAGTATAGTATCAAATGATTACATATATGATAGTGGTGTTTTATTTTTAGAAGACAGGAGAGGGTATATTAAAAAAGAATTACCAAAAGATGTTTTACAAAATGGTAGAGTTTTATTTAAAATAGAAGGAAATCTTCCGGATGGGTTCACATTTAATGGAATTTATGAAGGTAATGCTTCCCAAATAAAAAATGAAGGTAAAGATTTATCAGCATTAACTCAAGTTAATGGTACTGTATTTTCTGTACCCGCAAATAAATTATTCAGTAGTTTTGTTGTTATTGCAAATTTTCAAAAAGAAATTAAATATGCAGAACCAAAAATTAGTTTACCAAACGGTAATCAATTTAATGTTTCTGTAAAAGATTCTGATTTAGAAAAATCAATTGCAATTCCATTTAATACAGAACAAGCTGATAGAGTAATTGTATATTTAGGACCTAATAATACAATAGAAGTTCCTGCATCAGATAGACAAGCTATCATATTTTTTCAAAAAGATTTTGCAGAAGTATATGGTACTAAAAAAATAATATTAGTAGCAGTTAGTGATGGATTCGGTACTGGTGGTAGAGTGGAAGCTAATGTAACATTTACGGCGGTTAATGATTTTCCATCTATTACAGAAACAACTTTTGCAGAATTAATAGATGTTCCATCTTTTTCAGATTACAATTTATCTTATGATGTAACTTGGAATACATTCGCAGCAACAAGTGTAGATATACATTTAAAATTAAAAGATAATTCTTTTGTTCCATTATTTGTAAATCAACCTACAAATGGGAGAACAACGATACATCTTAAAACATTAAGAGAAAAATTTCCAAATTGGACAGGTAGTGATAACGTAACTTTAAAATTAATACCATACAATAGAGGTGGTGCTGAATCACTTACTGGTAATGATTATGAAATTGTTACCAAATTAATATTACCGTTATTAGAAATTAATGAAGAGATTTTTGGTAAAGCAATGTTTGATGCTTTCATTCAAAAGCTACAAATAATTGAACCAGAAAAAGAAAGTAAAAACTTAACTCACCTTGCTAATTTTGGTAATGATGAGCAAGTATTAATTTCATCTTGGGAAACTGATGATTGGACATTATCTAAAAAATCAGTAGATAATTTGGGTAATGAATTTGTTGAAGAAAAGGATAAGGTAGAATCTATAATATTAAAATTATATTCACCAATACCTGCATCGGTAACACCAAATTCGACATTTTGGGTTACTAAGTTAATGACAAATCCGTTAATTGAAACGGTAATACTTACGGAACAAGATAATTTGTCTTGTCCTCCGATAAAAGGACCAAACTTTTCAATTGAAGTTGATTATATAAAAGGTAGTGCTACTAATTATGAATCGTTAGATGATATAATATTAACAAATACATCATCTGCACAATTAGTTGGATTATATTTAAGTTCATCTTTGGTTAATACGGATGAATTAAATATAGAATATGTAACAGGTTCTACATATGCCTGGAATAATTTTGTACACTTTAGTTCGGCAAAAGAAAGAGTAGATAATTTTGTTTATAAAGTTCAATTAATTGAAAATTATGAATCTTTAATATCTGCATCTTATTATGACCCATACTCATATGGGCACACAGTTTCATTATCTGCAATACAAGAACGCGATAAACAGGAATTAAAGAAAAATCAATTAGTAAATGGATTTGATGGTTTTGAAAAATTCCTATATTCATCCTCATCTTTAAGTTGGCCTTATAATGGTGGTATTAGAAGAATAAGTACAACTACTGAAGTTAGTAATTGGTATGAAACTATTATAACATTAGCTGAAGATTTTGATATAGAAAATCCAAATTGGGTTCAAAATAACATTCCACAATTTATTGTAAATAATGCAGATAATGAAAGTATGTTATTATTTTTATCAATGATTGGACATCATTTTGATAACATATATTTTTATACAAAATCAATTGAAAAGAGTAGAGGTTTAGGATATAAATCTAAAAATGGTATTTCGGATAAACTTTTATTCCAAACACTTAAATCATTTGATTGGGATGCTAAGAATTTAGCTTCCGATTCTAAACTTTGGAATTATGTATTTGGAAAAAATATAGATGGAAACGTTGTAAATGCTTCACCTGGTAAAGAAAGAACCAATGAAGTTTGGAGAAGAATTGTAAACAACATACCTTATTTATTAAAACATAAAGGTACAAGAAAAGGTATTTATGCTTTATTAAATTGCTATGGTATCCCATCATCAAATCTTTCTATTTTAGAATTTGGAGGACCTGAAGTTACGGATACTAATAGGAGTAAATTGATAATGGATAACGTTACAACTGCTATTAAAATGAATGCCGGTTCTAAAGTTGATTTCGAATGGAAAAATACGGAAAGAAATAGAAAACCGGATACAATTGAATTTTTTGTAAAACCAATAACAAGCGGTCAATATACATTAATTTCAGGTAGTGGATGGAATGTAAAATTAAGTGGTTCTGTTAATAGTAATAATGGACGTGTATTATTTGATTACTCTGGTTCAAATGTAATTAGTTCTTCTATATTACCAATATTTAATGGTTCTTTTTTTGGTATATCTGTGAGTAGAGAAGAAGTTGGTAATTTACATAACTTTGAGTTAAATACACGACAATCGGATAAAGAAAGAACTTTATTCCAAAATACTGTATCTGCAAGTGTTCCAAGTGGAAGTTCTAATTGGAATAGTGGTTCTTTAATTACATTGGGTGGAAATTTTGTAGGTAGTGTGGATGAGTTTCGTTTATGGAGTACACCATTAGAAAGAGAAAGATTCTTTGAACACGTTTCATTCCCTGAAATGATTAATGGTAATCACGTTTCGGCATCTAGTGATGATTTATTCTTTAGATTGGATTTTGAATATCCTAAAAATTTAGCATCAACTTCTTCATTAATGAATGTTGATAGTAATATTTATTTTAGTGGTAGTTTAACAAGAAATGATTATGAAAATGGAAATACTTCTGTATTATATTCAGAAAATCCTTCTGCATCATATTCTGCAAGTGCATACGGATTCACAGATATAACATCATATCCATACCAATTTGAAGCAATTGATAGAACTATTGTTTTGGATATACCAGATGTTGGTTCATCTAGATATTCAACTAATAAAATTCGTTTTGAAGAACAAACATTAGTAACCGATTTATCAGTTAATAGTAGAGCAACTAAAAAATCATTTGACCAAGCACCGGTTGATTCTAATAGAGTTGGTTTATTTTTCTCTCCCACAAAAGAATTAAATATTGATATTGCTAAATCATTTGGTGGAATTAATTTAGATAATTATATTGGTGACCCATCTGATAGATATAAATCAAACTACAGGGGATTAGATGATTTAAGAAAATATTATTTTAAAAGATTTAATAATATAGACATATATGCTTATATTAACTTAATTAAGTTGTATGAGAAATCTATGTTTGAAGATATTAAAAATATGTTGCCTGCTAGAGTTAAAGCAACAACGGGTCTTTTAATTGAACCACATTTCTTAGAAAGAAGTAAGATTGCTCAAAAGAAACCAATCGGAGAAAATACTCAATATGAATCAGTAATACATTATGATGATTCAACTATATTAACTTCAGAAAATTTTCAAAAAGAAGTAACTTTAGATGCAAATTCTCAATATTTATTAACTGGTGAAAACAGTCAAAAAGAAACTATAATTGATGCAAATTTAAGTGAAAATTTATTTGCTGAAAATTATCAATACGATACTGAAATCCAAAACACCGAAACTACATTGGTGGGTGGAGATTATTATCAGCAAGAAGTTACAATTGACGCGGGATTAGCAGACCCAACAATACTTACTGAAATTGATTTAATAAACAGTAGTGTTACAATTGGTCAAACTGATTACGAAACCGTTGGATTTGGTATTTATGCACAAAGTGGTTCTGCTATCAGAACTTATTTTGATAAAGAAGGTAGACGAGTTAAAGAAAGAGTTAGAGTACAATTAATAACCGAACAAAAAGAAAGAATTGTAACTAAATTTGCTGTAACTGCATCTGCTACGGGATTAGGTGACCCGCGTGGGGGGTATGTTTCGGATATTCAAACTTATAATGAAACTAAATTAAATATCCAACCATTTTTGGGTTCAATAGTACCAATTATTAAAGGTAATATAATTGATGTTAAAAATGTTGATGGATATTTACCAACACATTATAAAAACACAACCGATTTAACAAAGGGATTGCAAAATTCTTTTTATAATGGTTCAAGATATAAATCATTTGTTGATAAAGAAGGACGTACAATTTGGAATACACTCGATGGTAGTTCTCCTGTTGAAACATTTGTATCAAATCCTAATACATTAAAGGTTAATAAAGCAGGTAGAAGTGCAAATGAACCAATTTTGGAAGTAGAGTAATAATTTTTAAAAAAACTATATTTATATTAAAGATAATACATTAACACTATGGGATATTTAAGTAATACCGAATTAACAGTAGATGCAATCCTTACAAAAAAAGGTAGAGAAAAACTGGCAGCGGGACAAGGTTTAAACATCACTCAATTTGCATTAGCAGATGATGAGATTGATTATTCATTATATGAGCCGGCTCATCCACTTGGAAGTGCTTACTACGATGCAGCAATTAAAAATATGCCTGTATTGGAAGCAAATCCTGATGAAACGCAGGTAATGAAGTATAAATTGGTAACTTTACCAAAAAATACTACAAGAATACCGGTTGTTGAATTCGGAGTTCCAAATATTTCAGTTAATCAAAGAAGTGGTGAAGTTGCTTTATCACCAACAACATCTCCAGCAGGAAACAGAAGTTTAGGATACACTATTGTATTGGCAAACAAAAATGCGGGTGATATTATTGGTTCAGGTGTAACATCTGAAGTAGGTTCAGTACCTATCTTTATCGGAGATGATGTATCGGCAACTGCAGCAGTATCAAAAGGATTAACATTTAAATTTATACCGAACCCATCTTTAACATCTACCATTAGAACTACTATTACAGTTTATGGTAATGAAACAGGAGGTTCTCAAACTATTCCAATAACCGTAACTTACGTTCAATAATAAATAACAATGGCAGTAATAAGAGATAATAGGGGGGCACTTTTAGCAAGTAATATTTCACAATATTTGGCAGGTGCTGCTAACACGGCAGGAACTCCGGTAGATACTAGCGAATTAGTTAGAATCGTAAATCAATTTTTAGGAACTGGAGAACAAATTAGTTCCGATATAACTACTATTACAAATGGTATTTATAAAAAGTTTGGAGCAATTGATAGAGTAACAAATAGAACTGAAATTGTAACTTCTGGAATATGGAGTGGTGATACTGGTTCATTTGATGTAAAGGCAAACTATACATCTTCTCTACAAGCAGCATCTACAAGTGGTAGATACTATTTGGATGTATATAATTCAGAAAACACTGCATCAGCAGAAGTTCAATTTTCAATTGCGTATGGTGATGTTAATGGGTTTGGTGCACCAACATTGACTCAAAATGATGATTCAACTTCACCAACAAAAGCTACATATAATCAATACAAAAATATATTATTAGATTCGGCTGACCCCTATTTTAGTATCTATTTAAGTAGTTCAGCTGCAGGTATAGTTGCAGGGGGAGCTGATATGAGTTCATTTTATGCAATAAACGTAAATAGAGCTAGATACAAAGAAAGATTAGACCCAGGTAACATATCAATAGATTTAAGTGGTTCGGAAGGATTGGTAACATTAATTGATGATAGTGGTGGAACTGATGAAAATGTAACAACTGCGGGTAGAGTTTACAACTTAGTTAGTGGTTCATTAAATATTGGTTCAGCGGCAACTGCATCTATACATAGTTACGCAGCTAAAAACGGACAAGGATATGGTTTATTCTATCCAGATATGGGAATTATATTGTTAAACCCAACTGCATTAAGTTCATCCGTTGATATTAAATTAGCCCCTGCTAATTCTTCAATACAAAATATATATCACCAAAAGAATGGTAATACATCTGGTTCGGTAGCATTATTAATGGCAATTAGTGGAGGAGCAGATTTTCAAGTTCGTAGAACTGAAAACGTTTCTACATCACACTATTTTGTAAGAGCAAACAATAGAGAATTTAATTTCTCAAACAACCCAACATTTGTAACGGGTTCGGTTGGTGAATTTGTACAACCATTATTTGAAAGAGACCCTAAAGTTTATATAACAACTGTTGGTTTATATGATGATGCTAACGAATTGTTAGCAGTAGCAAAAACTTCTAAACCTGTTGAGAAATCATTTGACAAAGAAGTGGCAATCAAAGTTAAATTAGATTTTTAATTTAAAGTAATTTATAGATTACTAACCCACCTTTTGGTGGGTTTTTAGTTTATGAGATATTTATTACTGATATGTTAAAAAGAATACCAAAATCGGATATTAGTGTAAGACCATTCAAAGCTTATAAAGAATGGGCGTTTGATAATGAATCTACAGAAATTAGTGTATTAGAAGCAGTTAGTGGTGATTATACATCAACCGATTCTAATATATTAACATCTGGTAGTTTAAATGGTTCATCGTATAATAAACATTCTGTTTATGGGCAATTAAGAGCTCAATTTTATAATGGACATGAAGATAATCCATTTGTTAGAATTGGTAACAAAAGTAATAGATATACACCTGCAATAACTGCTACTGAAAGATTTTTAAGTAGTAGTGCAAAAGTTATATCTATACCAAATATATACGTTGGTGAAGGAATTAAAAAACAATCATTAACTTTATATGAAAATAATATTTCATTTATAGATGATGGCAATGGTAACATATTTGATGCTAGAGATGAAGTATATATTTCATTAATAGATAATGGAGTTGAACCATCTTCTGGTACTTTGATATTTTCAGATATTATTGGAAATGAGTATTCGGCAGTAATAGATAGTTTGTTTTTTGATGTAGAATCAAAAGAAATTTATTTAGAAATAGATTCTGTAGAATATAATGCATTAGTTGATTCGTTTGATGTAGAAACCGGTGTTATGGTTGTAAATAATTTTACATTTTTACCGGAAGAAGCAAGTGGTATCAAAATTGGTAACGTATTTTATAATCACGGATTAATTGTGGTAACTAGAAAGCCTGATATACGTTTGGTAAAACCTTGGGATTTAACATTTAAATCAACAGAAACCATTTACGAACATGAATATCTTTTAATTGTAAATGAATCCGATTACAATGTATCTACTAACCCATCAGCGGTAGAATCGGTAGGGGGTTCATATGAAACATTTATTGATGATTATGGTAAAGCTAAAAGAGTATATACAGAACAACCTGTAAAATATATTAAAAAATTAACTACATTAGAAAACGGAAATATTTTAGACCGTAGATTTAGTGGTTCTATAGGAACTACAAAGGCAGGATTTGAACATTATGATTTAAGTGGTTCTGTAGATTCAACTGGTTCATTCCTTGCACCGTTTATAACAACAATTGGTTTATATGATGATGATTGTGATTTGGTTGCGGTAGCAAAGTTACCAAAACCAATTAAATCAGACCCAGAAATTCCCGTAAACTTTATTGTCCGTTTTGATACTTAATTGATATTTATATACAAAAGAATACTATGGAACTAAAATTGGAAGCGTTTGGAGAATATTTAATTAATCCTGTAAATTCAGAATTAGTTGAAAATAAATTATTTGGTATTGCTGTATTAGAAAATGGTGAATTAACCATAGCTCACATATTAGAAGAAGATTTTAATAAATATGAACATATAATTTTAGATATTTATCCAAATTCGGAAGAAATAATAAATAAAATTAAAGAAAACGATATTAATTTTCCAATAGTAGCATTAAAATAAACAAAATAAATTATGCCAACATTACTAGAATTATACGAATCAAAAAAAGACCAATCATTTACTGAAGGAGGACCGGATGTAAAAACATTAGACGCTAAAAAATATAATAATCTACCAGGTGGATTTTATAGTGGAGACCAAACACCATATTCATTGGGTACTGGATACGCTGGTAAAAAAGATATTGATGAAGAAGGATTGAAAGCCGTTGAAAAACTTAATGCAAGTGGAAATAAATATCAATTAGGTGAATTGGGTGCAGGTAGTAGCTTTCTTAAAAATGGATACACCAACGTAAAAAAATACGGTGCTACCGATAGAAAAAAATAATAATGGCTAAAAAGGTTACATTAAAAAAACCAACCAAAAAGGGTTGGGTGGCAAGGAAGCATGGTTTTAAATCGGGCTTGGAAGAATCAATATCAATTCAAATAGATAGTAAAGGTATTTCCGTACAATATGAATCAGAAAAGATTCCATACATTGTACCTGCTTCAAAACATACATACAATCCAGATTTCAAATTACCTAATGGTATCTTTATAGAAACCAAAGGTAGGTTTGTTCCTGCTGATAGAAAGAAACATCTATTTATAAAAGAACAACATCCTGAATTTGATATTAGGTTTGTATTCACATCATCCAAAAACAAAATTTCAAAAAATTCAAAAACATCTTATGCGGATTGGTGTGATAAGAATGGGTTTTTGTATGCAGATAAATTTATTCCAGAAGAATGGTTTAATTAATTTGGAAATTTGAAATAATTGTTGTATATTTGTATCATGCTGAATAATACAGATAAGACAAAAATAACTACAACACTTTCTAATGTGTTAGGTAGTTTCTCCGTTTTAAGGGGAAACGAATTAGCATTCTACTGTCCATTCTGTCACCATCACAAACAAAAATTACAAGTAAACACCGAAACACAGAATTGGCATTGTTGGACGTGTAATAGTGGTGGTAAAAAATTAACATCTTTACTAAAAAGATTAGATGTTGATAGAAAAACTATTGCAGTTATTAGGGAGATATATGGTGATTCACATTACAATCCACAAAACGATGATAATGATACAAAGATATTCATATCATTACCAAAAGAGTTTATTTCGTTAGCAGAACAACCAAAAGGATTTAATCCAGAATATAAACAGGCAATGAACTACCTTACACAAAGAGGTATAACAGAAAAACAAATTGTAAAGTATGGTATAGGATATTGTTCAGAGGGTTTGTATGCAAGAAGAGTAATTATCCCATCTTATAATTGTGATGGTTCATTAAATTACTTCGTTTCTCGTTCTTATTATGTAGATGAGAAGATGAAATACAAAAATCCACCAATCAGTAAAAATGTAATTTGTTTTGATTCCCAAATCAATTGGAATGAACCTATTATTTTATGTGAGGGAGTATTTGATGCAATTACAATCAGAAGAAACGCAATTCCCCTTTTAGGTAAGTTTCCATCTAAAACATTAGTTGAGAAAATATTTATGAATGGAGTTAGTGATATTGTTATTTCGTTAGATAATGATGCTAAAACAGAAGCATTGAAAGCATCTGAATATTTTAGAAAACAAGGAATAAATGTTAAGTTTATGAATCTAAAAGATAAAGATGCTGCCGATATGGGGTATCAAAAGTTTTATGAAGAGTTAAATAATACAAAAGAGTTTGGAATAGAGGAGTTGTTATTAACAAAAATTAATAGTTTATGAGTTTAAAGAAAATCTATCACATTGCCGATGTACATATCCGTAATGTGAAAAGACACAATGAGTATCGTCAGGTATTTGAAAAAATGTTTGATGAAATTCGTAAGAGGGGAACGGATGATTCTATTATTTATTTGGCAGGAGATATTGCCCATGCTAAATTAGAACTTTCACCTGAATTGGTAAGAGAGATTAGTTGGTTATTTACGGAATGTTCTAAGTTATGTGAAACTATCCTTATTACAGGTAATCACGATTGTAATATGAATAATTCCGATAGATTGGATGTTCTTACACCAATCGTTGAGGCATTAAATTTACCAAACTTTACATATTTGAGAGATACGCAAGTTTACTCAATAGGTGGAGTGGATTTTTCGGTATTCTCTATTTTTGATAAAAGAGAAAATTGGATTCCTGCTAATAAACTATTTGGTAATAAAAAGATTGCTCTTTTTCACGGACCATTGGATACATCTCAAACAGATATTGGATATGTAGTTTCATCTCGTCATTTTACACCTGATATGTTTGATGGATATGATTTAGCCTTATTAGGTGATATTCACAAACGACAAATTATTAAATCTCCAAAAGGATGTACGATTGCGTATGCAGGTTCATTAGTTCAACAAAACTTTGGTGAAACTTTAGATAAACATGGATTGCTTGTTTGGGATTTGGATAAAATGAGTTATGAGGAAATTGATATTCAAAATGATTATGGATATTATACTATGGATATTGATAATGGGAACGTTCCAAAGGTTTCCAATATGCCAAAGAATCCTCGTTTAAGAGTTCGTTTATCAAATACTGATACGGCTGATACAAAGAAAGTAATTGCTGAAATAAAACAATTATATGGTGTAGATGATTTTACAATTATTAGAACAGATTCTCTTTCTAAATCAAAAACAGGAAATAGAAACAATAGATTAGACTTTGAAGATATAACCGATGTAAACTATCAGAACTCTCTTATAAACGATTATATTAACAGAATGATGCCATTTGTTAGTAAAGATGATTTGGATGGTTTAGAAACGATTAATAGAGATATAAATAGTAGAATTACTCACGATGATATTCAAAGAAATATACATTGGAAACCAGTTAAGTTTGAGTTTTCAAATATGTTTAGTTATGGGGAAAATAACAAAATTGATTTTACTAAAGTAGGTGGATTAATGGGCTTGTTTGCACCAAATGCAGCGGGTAAATCTTCTTTGTTTGATGCAATATCTTTTTGTTTATACGATAAATGTAGTAGAGCATTTAAAGCATCTAATATTCTAAATAATCGTAAAACGGATTTTGTTTGTCATTTACATTTTCAAATTGATGGATTAGATTATCATATTGAAAGAACTGCCAAAACGATTAACAAAGGAAAAAATGTTAAAGTTGATGTTCAGTTTTGGAAAGAAGAAGGTGGATTAAATACAATCCTAAACGGAAACGAAAGACGTGATACAAATAACATTATTGAACAATATGTAGGAAAATATGAAGATTTCATTTTAACTGCTTTATCACTACAAGGAAACAATGCTTTATTCATTGATAAATCTCAATCAGAAAGAAAAGATTTACTAGCACAGTTTATGGGTATCAATATCTTTGATAAACTATATGATATTGCAAGTGAAGATGTTAAAGAAGTTTCTATCTTAATTAAAAACTTTAAGAAAACAGATTTTACTTCAGAATTAGCTGAAAAGAAAATTGAATTTATTAGTAAAACTGCTGAACTTAAAGATTTAGAAAAAACATTAGGTGATAGAACATACGATAGAGATGATTTAGGAGAAAGAATTGTTGGGTTGAGTGCTCAATTAGTTCCTATGGATGGTAATTTAAATATAGATGATTTAAATCAATCTAAAACAAAATTACAATCTACATTAAATGGATATACTGCTTCATTTGAAACAAAAGAAAATACTATTACTGATTATAGTAAATTAGTTGGAGAAGTTTCTCAATCAATGGAAGACACTAAAAAGTTTTATGTTTCACAAGAAGAACACATTGATATTGAAGAAGCACACTCTAATTATGTTCAAGCAGAAAAAGATTTTAGTGAAGCAAATACTAAACATCAATTATTAAAACAAAAGATTCAATCTATTAAAGATAAGATTGCTCATTTAGAAACGCATGAGTATGACCCTAATTGTAAGTTTTGTTGCGATAATGTGTTCGTAAAAGATGCATTAAAAGCAAAAGAAGAGTTAGAAGGATTGGAAGCAAGTTTAGATTATAGTTTAAATGATGTAAATGGTTCTCTAAATGTAATGAGTCTTTTTGAAACATCCAAAGAACAATACAAAAATTTACAAACATTAAAATTAAAATATCAAAAAGGATATTCTACAATAGAAACCGAAAAAGCAGAATTAAACGGATTAAAAACTAAAATAGAATTAGTAAAGCATCAATTAGAAGTAGTTGAAGAAAATATCCGTAAGTATTATATAAATGAAGAAACTATTAAACGTAATACTCAGATAGAAACTATTATAAATGGTTTACAAAGAACCAAAAAAGAAATAGAATCGGAAGTATCCGAATTGAGTAAAAAGATTGGTGATACAAAGGGTGTTATTGCCTCCATATCTTCGTTTGTAGAGGGGATAAAGGGTAGGATGAATGAAGTTAAAGACTTAGAGGAAAAAAATCGTTTATACACCTACTATTTGGATTCTGTAAAGAGAGATGGAATACCTTATGAGTTGATTTCTAAAGCTCTACCTGTTATTGAAAACGAAGTAAATAACATTCTTGCACAAGTAGTTGATTTTGGTTGTGTAATGGAAATGGATGGAAAATCAATCAATGCTAAGATAGTTTATGATGACCAGGAATGGCCATTAGAGATGTGTAGTGGTATGGAGAAGTTTGTTAGTGGATTAGCAATAAGAGTTGCTCTTATTAACATATGTAATTTACCTCGTCCAAACTTTTTAGTAATAGATGAAGGATTTGGGACATTGGATTCCGATAATTTATCATCTTTATTTATGATGATGCAATATCTTAAAACTCAATTTGATTTTATATGGGTTATATCTCACTTAGAACAAATGAGAGATATTGTAGATGGTTTAATTGAAATTAAAAAAGAAAATGGATTTAGTAAGATTAATTTCTAATTTTATCTGCTCTTAAAACATTAACAGATGGTTTATGAACACCAACGTGTTTTTTGATTAAGTTTTCAACTAAACTACCCATTTTAAACCCATGTTCTTCACAATAATCTTTGAGAAGTTCGTGGGTTTCTTTTTTTATTTGTAACATTGCATATTTCATATTAGTTTTCTTTAGTAATTATTAGTTTTCTTTATATAATTATGTAAAATATATTTTTTTGGGATATTTATATTAAAGATATTATCAATGGCTATTACTAAAAAAACATTATTTGCTGATAATTTAGACAAATATAATACATTTGTTACAGATACAGACCCATTAAGCAAATATTTTAAATTAACAGAACTTCCTGATACGTTTACTGGTGGTAAAAACGCATTTCTTATACAAGGTTCTGAATATTTGATTGCAGATAGTTTAATAAAAATTGAATTAAAAGATGCGAATGGTGATGTTATTTATCACGAACCAGGTGAAGGTATTATTTCGGCATCGGTTGGTGGTGAACCAATTGTAACTGAATATTATGAGGGTGTTTCTAAATTAGTTTCTGTTTACATATATCCGGATACCGCATTTGGTCCATGTACTATTACTATATTAGGTGAATTATCATCTTATGATAATAATGGGATAAATACCCCTATACCTGCAAATTGGGAGGGGAACTATAATGTTAAATGGCAAAAAGAAATAAATGTAGTGCCATCTTTGGCAAATAATACAAAAATTCGTTTTTATAAAAGACCTACTGTTAAAATTTCCGAAATATTAAGTCCTATTTATAAAATTGAAAATGATTTAAAAGTAGCATCGGCAGTTACTCAATCTTTTGCCGATATAAAACTTTCAAATTTAGAAACATTTGCAGGTGATGTAAAACGAGTAAAAGTTTTTAGAACATCTATTGGTGATATTTCTGATTATGATTTGATACAAGATATTTTAGTTGAATCTAAAGAATTATTAATATCATATGGTTTAAGTGGAAGTGTAGTTGGTAATACTGGTATATTTACCTCAGAAATTTTAAAAAATCAATGGAATAGTGGTTCATTAACTGCAGTTTTAGATTCTTCAAGAGTTGAAGCAGGTGTTAGATTGACTGGAAACGGTAATTTTAGATATACACAATCTTTGGATTTATCTAGTACAAATACTTACGAATTAAATTTAGATGCATTTTATTCAGCATCAACTGATAGTAACTTAGGAATTTATTTAATATCTGGTTCAACAAGTAGTAGTATTGGCACACTAATAGGAACACAACCTACTAAAAATTTATTAGATACAACTATACCATTTAAAATAGATAGAGATTATCCAACTGCATCTTTATATTTTTCTCAATCACAAGGTCAATGGCATTTAGGAAATGTTAGTTTAAAATTATCAGAAGATACTGCATTTTCACCAGATGAAATTGGATTTATAACCACAATGCCAACCGTATTGGGTAATGAAACATTTAATTTTAAATTTGAATTTTACGATATAAATAATAACTATGTACCTGTTTCGGTAACACAATCGGCGTTATTTAATGGTGGTAATACAAATATTGGTGGTACTATTTTATTAATTAGTTCATCTGCATCTTCATCTTTAGCAGATTTAAATAGGGTATCATCTTCTATTAGTGGAACGGCTACATTATACAGTTCATCAGCTAACACTACAATTGTAACACTAAGTGGAAGTGTAAGTGGTAGTATAGTCACTTTAAGTGGTTCTGTAAGTGGTACAATTGGAGTATTAAGTGGTTCTGTAAGTGGTACAATTGGAGTATTGAGTGGAAGTGTTAGTAGTTCTATTACATCGTTAAGTAGTAGTGTAAGTACAAGTATTAATAATGCAAAAGCAGATGCTTTTGCAAGAGTACAACAATTAGCAAATGGTGGATATCCAGGAACATTTATAGAAAATGATTCAATTTATTCTCCTGTTATTGGTGGACAACTTGGATACTTTAGTACATTATTTAAAGTTGGTACAACTCCATCTATTTATTTAGATGCAAGACAAAACCCTAGAAAAATATTCATAGGTGGAATAGTAAACCCATCCGATACGGTATATAATGAATATTCTGGAGCATTTAATAATACAAATACACCTGTATATTTAGATAGTACCGGTAAACTTTCATTGGGAGATAAATTATCTTGGAATGGAAGTGCATTGAGTTTAACTGGTGAGGTTAATATTACAAGTGGTGCAACCAAAACTGCAATTGATAATGCGGCAACTGCCGCAAGTAATGCTGCTACTGCCGCAAGTAATGCACAAACATCTGCGGATGCTGCAAGTGCTACTGCAATTGCAGTTGATGGTAAGGTATTTACAAATGCAAATGGTAGAATAATTAAAGCACCATCAACTGGAACTGCTGGTCTCTATTTAGGTTCAGAATATTTAGGTTATCATAATGGGAGTGGAACTACGGCAGGTTGGAAAACCTATATGGCTAACAATGGTAATTTCTTTTTAAGTGGTACGGGAGCAAATGGATTAAGTTGGGATGGAACTACATTAAATATAACCGGAAATTTAACAGTTGGTAGTTCAGTACCAAATTCGGCAGTTAGTGGATTGGGGGCATTGGCAACTAAAAATAGTGTATCACCATCAGATGGTATAACCGGTTTGGGTGGATTGGCAACTAAAAGTACAGTAACAAATGCAGAATTAGCAGCTAACGCAGTACAAGAAGGAAACATTGCGTTAGATGCAGTAACTTCTGGTAAAATAGCAGCAGAGGCAGTAGTTGCTTCAAAAATAGGTGCGGGGCAAATTACAGCAGGAAAAATTGCAACAAATGCAGTAACGGCAGGTACGATTGCAGCAGGAGCAGTAACGGCAGATAAAATAACCGTAGCAGAATTATCCGCATTGGGAGCAACAATAGGTGGATGGTCTATTGATTCAAATTCAATATTTAAAGGAACTAAAGGAACTGATGGAGTATATACTACCGGTGGTGGTAGTATTACAATTGGAAGTGGTTGGATTTCTTCAAGAAACTTTTTAATAGATAGTAGTGGTAATGCCAAATTTAGAGGAGAAATAACTGCAACCGGTGGTACTTTTACAGGTGATGTAACTGCAGGTGCGGTAACAATGGGACCTAATGGGTTGACGGTTACTGGAGTTAATGGAATAACTGTTGCTGGATTTGGCTCAATAAAATTTGGTAATTTACAAATAGATGACCAAGGATTATATGCTACTACCGGAGCAGGTATATTTGGTACTTCGGTTCAAAGATACTCAATGTTTACCCAAAGAATAAGATTGTACCAAAATAAAGAGGCAGAGTCGGATTATTCAGATTCATTATCATTTGATTTTTTATATAACGATTCACAAGCTGTCCCATTGGGAGTAAATGCACAAAATAAAGTTAAAAAAATAGCATCATCTAGAAAATATAAAAAAAATATTGAAGATTTATCACAATCGGATGCAAATCGTATATTACATTTAAATGTTCGTAAATATAATGGCATTGAACAAACGGATAACGGAAATAAAGCAACTGGTTTAATAGCCGAAGAAGTTAATGATTTAGGATATATCGATTGGGTATTACACGATGAGTCTGGAAGTATTGAAGCTTTAAATTACCAATCTATATTTGCATCTACAATAAAAGTAGTACAAGATTTAAATAAAAGAATAGAAGAATTGGAAGCAAAACTTAGTGGTTCTATATGATAGTATTTATTACAACAGGTTATGGAAAAAATATAGTAGGAGGTTCGGATATATGGTGTAACAACTTTGTAGAGAACATCTTACCATTAGTTACAGAAGATTACAAAATTGTAGTTGATGGAAGACCGTTATTGCCAGAAAAAGATGCAATATACACTTTCCAAAACGATGAAGAAATAAATAGGATATTAAATGAGTGTGATAAGATAATTTTTCTACATCATTCATACAAACCAAATCCTATAATTAAAAAGTATCTTTACAAAACTCACACAACCTTTGTTCACGCATTTATTCCCGATATGTTGGGATTAAACGATGAGTATGAAAATCTAATGACTCGTATTGATTGGGAATGGCAAAAAGAAATATTAGATAATTCTGATAATATAGTTTGGATTGGATACAAAGCTGATACAATTCATACATACTATCCTAAAACAAAAATAATTACCAATTACTATGAATGGAAAAATAATATTCCGTTTTTAGGAATTTTATCGGATAAAATAGGTTATGCTGCAAGATGTGAAACACGAAAGAACGCACATTATTTAGATTACATTCCATCGATTATATTTTCTAACAAATATGATTATAGAAGAATGTTAGAAGCTTCCAAAACTAATTCGGATTATCATAGGTTTATGGAATTTGATTATAGATTTCATAAAAAATTTTTTGAAAGTAATTTTCAAATATTTCACGGGTGTTATGAAAAAGAACCATTTGGATATTCAATATTTGATGCTATTGATAATGGTAAAATTCCAATTATACATACTGATTGGATGAAACATATTGATTACAAATACAGAGCAAGTAGTAAAGGAGAATTTCATCAAAGATATTTAGAAATATTAGAAGAAGGTTATAAAAAAAATCTGAAAGAATTTAATAAATTAAAAACAGGATTAGAAGAATATACTGATAAAAATAAATGGATAGAAAAAGTTGTTAATCTCAATTTTTTTTTGTATATTTGATGTACTTTTAATTACCAAGCTAAAAAACTGACAATGCTTCCAGTACTACAAGATTTACACTACTTAAAAAGTTACTTAACAAATAATTTAGAATTCAATGAACATCAGGAACAAGAAGAAACACCAGTTCCTTACAGATGGTCTCATGGAGCAACCGATACTCATTTAGGAGATGGTTTAATTATTTATTCTCTTATTCAGTATATGAGAGCAAAAGTTTGCGTTTGTTTAGGTAGTGGAGGCGGTTTTGTGCCCAGATTAATGACTCAGGCTAGATATGATTTATATAGACAAAATATATTTGAAGGTGATGCTAACTTAAATTGGGGAGATATTGGAGTTACTTATGTAGTGGATGCTATGAATGGTATCGGTGGTAAAGTGGATTGGTTTAAAGAAGAATCTTTTTTCAGAAGAACTTTTCATCCACGTATTTTAGGAACTACTACAGAAGAGGCATTCCATAATTTTTTTGTATTAAATGATATTAAAATTGATTACTTACATATAGATGCAGGACATAGTTATGAAAATGTTAAAGAAGATTTTGAATTATATTCCCAACTGCTATCCCCAAATGGAATTATTTCTATTCACGATACTGACCCTAATTTTGCGGATAGTTATTTAGTAACAAACGAAGTAAAGGACAGAGGTGATTTTGATGATTGGAATGGTCCTATTCAATTTGTAAAAGAATTAAAAGATAATCCGAAATGGGAAACATTTGATTTGTTTAATTTTGGAATAGTAAAAAATAAACCATCATCAACAGGTCTTACATTAGTTAGAAGAAAATGATTAGATTAGTTACCGTAACAGGCTCTAGAACAACAACATTAAAACATATGTTAAACCACTATACAGATATGGTGGATGAAATGCATATTGTTGTTTATGATTGGGAAGAACAATCTAATTTATTAGAGGTTCAAAATATTGTATCTGAATTTCGAAATGCTAAAATTGTAAAAACTGTAATTGAAGAAAAATATAATTGGGAAAAAGTAACTCAATTATATAACGAAATTAAATCTACACATCCTAATGATTGGTGGGTAATATCAGATGATGATGAATTCCACTCGTATTCATATTCACTTAAATCTATTATAGCCGCATGCGATATGAACGGTTGGGATATGGTTAGAGGTGGATTTGTAGATAGAATTGGTGTAGATGGTGAAATGGTTGAACTATTAGATACGGATGATATATTCGAAAAGTTTCCGTATGCTGGATTTTTTAGACACCCATTGAGTGGAGCAAACCCTAATAAAATTTGTATTGCAAAAGGATATGTTGAGATTACAAACGGGCAACATTATGCTAAAATAGATGGGCATACAACTTGGAAATGGCAAGGTTGGAAGCATCCTTTAATTGCACCAATTGAAATGTATAATGTACAGGTTCATCATTTCAAATGGGATAATACTTGTAGAGAAAGAATTAGAGCAGTTGCAAATGTAAATAAAGATTACTCTTATTCCGAAGAATATAGAAAAATGTACAGAGAATTAGCAAAATATAGATTTAAATTACCATTAGATGATGAAAGATTTGGGTTTGAATTATCACCAACTTATCATTATTTAGGTTATTCAAAATGGGAACAATTAATTAACAAAATAATATCAATATGACAGATGAAGAATTATTATTAGAAACTAGAAAAGTAAAAGCACTTGAAAAGATTGCAAATTCAATGGATGCTTTAACTGTATGGTTTGAAGAAATAGAAAAAAAAGAATGGAGTGATAGAGCTCAGTATTACTTAGCAGAATGGCATAAAACAACCCCACAAGCTAATAATGATTAAATATGCATAAATTAGCAATAATTGTACCGTATAGAGATAGAGCAGACCATTTAATTGCTTTTAAAAAATCAATAATAAATTATTTAAATAATAAAAATATTGATTTTGAATTAATAATTGTAGAACAAGATGGTGCTAAAACATTTAATAGAGGGAAGTTATTAAATATTGGTTTTAAATATGCTCAAAGATTAAAATGTGATTATGTTGTATTTCACGATATAGACATGATTCCAGTTGATGCCGATTATTCATATTCACCACATCCTATACACCTTTCATCTAAATTTATAAATTATAATTCAAATTTTACTAGAATTATATTTGATGAATATTTTGGTGGTGTAACATTGTTTCCAACTATTTTATTTGAAGCAATAAATGGTTATTCAAATGAATATTGGGGATGGGGATATGAGGATAATGATTTATTACATAGATGTAAAATATTTAATATAGAATTAAACACTAAAGAAATAAAAATGCCAGGTGTTAATATGGCATCTTTGCAATTCAATGGAAACGATTCATATGTAGTTGGTAAAAACCCAATAGATACTAAAAATCAAATTACATTATTTTTATCGTTTTTTCCTGAAGAATTAACTTGTAATCCGGAATCATATGATGATACA